AGTCGTTGTGGTCAGATTATTTGCTATAGCTGCAAATGCTGCACCCTTCAAATCAGTAAAATACTTCATGATTTTTCCAAGAGATGTTTTAATTGCTTCTCCTGATATCAGATTCGTCCTGTTGGATGCTTGAGAAAACTCTGTCGTCATATCACCGGCCTTGCTTGTTGATTCAAGCTTTTTAGCCAATGCGGTGTCTATCGTATCCGCATTATCATTAAAATCGTTTATACTTACCGGATCTGTGCTTTCCGGTTTCTTTAATCCATAATTACTTGTTGTTAACATATTTACGCCTCCTTTAATATTCTTAAATTATCCCATGTCATATCGCTTAGATCGCCCCAGGTATATGGCAGTAACTCTTCCCATACCGTATACCGGTATTCAAATCGATAAACCAGATGAGCCGGTTTTATTTCTTCCAGCATGTTAATAAACGCCTTCATGTTCCTTGGTATGCCCTTGATGCCAATAAACCGCACAATAAAAAGGCTGTTCGGGTTATCTTCAATGATATCTGTATCGCCGCCGGAAAATACCGCTGCAGTTTCTTTAATCATTTCTTTCGTTGCTATTCCATGCCCTCTTATCTGTGCCAACAGGATTTCCCTGCGCTGCTCATAAGTAAGGGATAAGTTGGTCTCTATGGCAAGCACCTGCTCCCAGCGGGATAGTCCCCATGTTGCAGTAGTGAGAAAACATTGGTCCATCATATCTTCCAGGCAGTGCTGCAGATAACCCGCCTCATATCCCTGGGTTTTATAGATTTCATACATCTCAATCTTGCGCCAGATAAATTCGGGCACCAACCGTGTGAGATTAATATAGTATTCTTCCTGACCTCTTCCTGAAATGTCTTCAGCAGCATATTTATGCACGCTGTATTGTGATTGTCCGTACATAGTTTACACCCCCATTAATTCGCCCCACGTAGGGGCTTTCTTGACATATTCATGGGTATGACCTTCCACGCTGACCTTAGTCCCGTTACTGTATAAGCAGCCATCCGTGCCTATATACACCACACTTCGGGAATAGGTCTGCGGATTCGCCTCCTGGGATGCTGCTCCGATCAAGAAAAGCTTTGAAGTAGAATTTGTTGAGCCGGCCGTATTTTTGGTATCCGTGTCTATATCCTGAGCCCACTCTGCAATATCTGACAACTTCGTTACTGCAGTATTCCAGTTATTCCGTTCCGCCGCCGTGATATGCCTGACCGTATCCGATATATGAGTGACTGCTGAGTTCCAGGCGCTCAGCAGTGCCTGCGTGATGGAATCCAGGATGCTTATATTGCTGTGAAAGTGCTTCTTGCTATTGGTATCATCATACAGGATTTTGTCTTCCTTACTGAGCAGCCCATCCACCTCCTGTGTAGCCTTGGGTATGGAATTAGCAGATATCACCACCCACTCTGAACCACTGTAACGGTAGGTATAATCCGTATCTTTAACATTGACGGTCCAGCCATCTTCAGGATTCGGATACGTCTTACTGATATCAGTAAAGGTTGTAACTGTTTCCTTCCAATCAATAGCCGATTCCAGGACAGAAAACTTATTATCAACCTCATTCCTGGTATACTTATCATCCCAGACAGGTTTATTTGCATCAATAATATTCTTCAAATCACTTTCAGCTGACTGAGCCCTGCCTGATTCAGCATTGATGGCAGCTTGAAGGTCCGCTTCCGCTCCTTGTGCCCTATCCATTTCTGTATTCAGAGCTTCCTGTGTTCTGGTTATCTCCTCCTGCAGATTATTCACATCTTCAGCTTCCACAGTGTCACCATCTGCCTCATAGCTGATATATACCATAGGTACAGATGCATAGATTCTAATGATCCTCTTCCATGGAGCAAGGCTGGGAGTGGATAGGTCAAAAGTCGTTATTCTATCGCCGGTCAGCATGGTTCCGGTATAGACTGCCAGTGTTTTCTCATTTACATTATCATGCTTAAGTGCTGCCTGATATACCCCGTTCACCAAGACCACCGGTTCCTCTATCGTATATACATTTCCCTGTATCTTGTTCAGCTTTTCATTAAACTGCTTTACCTTCACAGCAACACCTCCAATCTAACAGCTCCGGCCACTGCCACTTCTTCATCTGCGACAGCTATATTATTCTCTTCCCCGTTCACCGTTAGTTCTGCGTAGTCTTCCACTCCATCTACACCCAGAAGCAGATTCCCGATACGGGCAAGGCTTATATAGTTCACCGCAAATATTTTATCTTTTAAGAACTCCTCTACACTTTTCTCAAAGGCATCTCTGGCATCAGACAGGTACACACCATCCTGCAGTTTTACCTTTACATTGATGTTTATTGTCTTCTCTACTGCAGATACAACTGTAACATCTGCGCCGATTGGTCTTACCGTCTCAATATAATCTGCAGTTTCTCTGACCAGTGCCTCATCTGCTGCCGCTTTATCTGCACCTGTAATGACTACTTTAACAGTTCCGGGACCATCCGCCAAAGGAAACACTCTGGCCGCACCAACTCCATTGACAGACATTGCCCAGTTGTAATAGTCATATATATTACCGCTGGCAGAAGGCTTCTGCATCCTGGCAAGCAGACGCGTTCTTAAAGCATCATCGCTTTCTGCCTCAGCGCCTGTAATAAGTACATCTTCAAGTGCTGCCGTAACTTTGCCTCCATTATTGATTGATTCCAATACACCATAGTAGTGATTTCCTATACTTCCATATTGCTCGCATTCGGCTTCATACTCAAATTCCGCCAATCGATTCGTTATGAGATAACTGCTATCATGCAGCTGCCACCTGCTTCCTGTTTCTATTTCTGCCGATGCTGTTACCTTCCTGACCGCCTTTACGGCTTGTTTTCTTACAATGCCGAAGGCTTCTGCAAAACGTTCCAGATAAGCATCTGCCGATGTATCCGGAAGTACGAGGTCAGGGTAGTGAGCCAGAAGGAAATACATTTCCGCCAGATAATATGCAGTTGGCCCCAACGCATCGTAGATAATGCTTCCCTCTCTTTTGTCAACATCGTTTTTTACACGATCAAGCATTGCACCCATTAAATACTCATATGTCATGTCTTCATACATACATGCCCACCTCCATTCCTGCTGCAATTGTTCCATATATGCTCTCCACAAGAAAGGAACAATTGCAGTTGTCTTCTTTAAATTCAAACTCAAATCCTGATACTTCATTGATACGATTATCTCTAAGAAGCACTTCCCTAATCATCCGCTTTAACTCCGAGTGTACATAGGGAGCTTCCCTGCCGGGCAGCTTACAAAGCTGCACACCATAGGCAAAGCTATAGACCGGATAAGCATACTGCTCTGTCTGCAGTATCTTATATATGGCTTGCTCCAGGGCAGCCCTGTTATCCACATAGCCTTCTATCCGATTATTGTTCATTGCATAAGTTTTAGAGTAATACTTCTCTTCTGACACCTCTGTGTCTGCAGACAATCCATATATTCTCATGTTTATACCCCATCTCCGCTTTCAGCGGACTCAAATTCAATAGGTTGAAATGCATTTTTTCAACTTATACCCCCTGTCCGCCTTCAGCAGACATAAATTCAATAGGTTGTAATGAAATTTTCACCCTTCCTCCCTCCTAAGCATAACCGGTACCCCGATGATTTCCAGCAGGTAATACTCCCGTCCGCCATCATTTCTAAGCAGCTTCACCTTATCACCTTCCCGAAGTTCTTTTTTCAGGTTTCCGGTAAGAAGCACATCCGGGATATAGGCTTTTTCACTCAAAACCACCTTTCCACCGGTATAGGTCCCTGCAACAACACATGTAAGCTTCCGGTTATTTAAATAATTCTCTATAATCTGCTTGATTTTGTCTGTCATGCCATTACCTCCACATCCATGGTGTACACAGGGAGAAAAATATGTGAAACACTTTTTACGATCAATCTCCTGGCAAGGTTGATATCTGCCACACTTCCATAAATACTGCAGCCTGCCCTGACAGATAAATCTCCGATACAGGTAAATTTCAATGTCTCAACTTCCCGGTTGTAAAGCCGTAAAAGCTTCTCTGCTTTATCCCTGGCTTTAGCATTCTCTACATTATTATCAAGCACATCATAATATTGCAGTAAACCATACTTTTCAACGGAATCAGAATCAGCCAGGAAGTATACATCTGCCTTTCCAGTTTTTTCATTTGCAGACACCAGTTTCACCTGGTTATAAAATTCTTCATCAATCGAAGCACTATAACTGTATTTATATGCCAGACTGCCATCTCCAAGTACAAGCGGCAGCTGCAGGTCAGCCATATCACGAAGGCTGATGCTGCCATTTTCATCTCTGAGACAGTAGTAATGTTCTGTACCCAGAAGGGTATCCGAGATTCCGGTGTAAATAATATCCAGCCAGGTCTTATCTGTATGGACATTGGTAGGAAGTACATATCCGCTGCCTGTATTTTCACCAATCGGGAACTGAAAGAAACTGCACATTTTAGTAACCAGCGTATTCAGCGTATCTCCCTCCATTACAATCGTATCCTTGGCTTTACAATAACGCAGCCGGTCATAGGCCCTGACCTTTACCACTTTGTCTTCATCCATACTTACCTTGAATACAATCCCATAAAATATTCCAACAGACTGGTCGTGATCAGTCAACCGTACCGGCGCTCCGTTTTCAATCAGGATACCTTCATAAATATAAGAGAATTCCAGGTAACCGGCTCCGTCATTTAACTTATCAGTCCAGGTTATCTTACTGCACATACCGGTTATATCATAAATATATCCGCCGGTTTCTACCATTAACTCCAAATATGCCACCTCCTATGCCGGAATCGTAAATACCTGCCCTGGATATATAAGGCTCGGATTCTTTATCTTTGCAGAATTTGCCTGGTAAATTTTTGTATATTGGCTCCCATTCCCGTAATAAGTTTTTGCAATTCCCCAAAGCGTGTCACCTTTTACCACCGTATGCGTTTTATTTGCAGATACTGCCGGATTTTTCCCGGTTTCCTTATTCGCATTCACAGTTCCCACTGATACGTATCTGATTGCAGGTGCTTTATATTCCACCAGCTTCAGGGAAATATATTTATCTCCTTCTTCTCCTGCTTTTTCGGTATATGTAATCTGATTCAGCAGTACCGTCTTATTGATATCATTACCAATGCCATTTACTGCAATAAACCGAAGTATTGACCGATTCACCTGCCATTCCTGCAGAATAGCTTCCCAGGTATCCGCGTCCTGAAAACCTTTATTTGTATAGATTCTCTCCGTACAGGGGAATTCTGCTTCAAAGGATATTTCATCCAGTTCTTTCCCGCCGGATAAAACAATCTGATTCCCGTCAAGCATACGGTATTTTTCTATTGAGATGCCGCTCGTTCTGGTAATTTCTTCCGGATTTACCGGCAGGTGGTATACCTTCCCGTCCTTTTCAAAATAAACTGCATAATCCATTACCATTCCCCCTCTGCACTGACAGCAATTTCTTCCGCCAAAGTTTCTTCCACAACCCCAAGCAATTGATATGCATCCACTTCTTTTGTAATGGGTCCGGAGAATTCTACCCTGATATTTGGCGCAAGGGTATTGTTTGCTATCTTGGCTATGTAATCCCGTTCAGCCAGATCACGCAGATATTGAATGTCTTCATCTGCCATATTGACCGTAACTGCACCGCCAGCTCCTGTACCCTCCACGGCAGCGGGATTACTGCTGCTTCCTATGTCATCCAGATATCTATCCGGTACTAAGTCGTCAAAATAACTATCAAATCCGGAGCCATCCAGAGTCAGACCATCCATGCCGCCAATACCGGTAAACATTTCCTCAACGGCTGCTCCCTTATCATATCCGAACTTATATGCAGCACCTTTATCAATCATATCAAAATAATAATCTGTGGCATCTAATTTTTTTACGACTTCAATCTGATCATCTTCAATAAAATCCGCTATCATTGTAGAAATTGTATTACAAGCATTTCCAATTCCTTCTGCCAGATTGGTACCAAATACATTATCAATCAAATTTGCCGCTGACAGTACCAAATCCGTAATACGTTCAAATAATCCTGCAAAAAGAGTTGCTATAGCAATGAGCGGCGGCTTGAAAACACGTGTTAAGAAATTGGCAAAATCAGCCATTTTATTATATACATCAATTCCACAACCAATAATAAAGTTTACAACACTTAATATTATATTGGTCATAAAGGCTACTCCACTTGCAATTGTACCTCCAATCATTCCGGTTGTACTTGCACATATACCGGCCGCCTCTTTTAGACTGTTTATAAATGAGTACACTTTGGAAGCCAATAGCACAATCAAACCAACCACCAGAGCGATTATCCGTATTATCGGAGATGTTCCAAGCACCAAATCCACGATTTTTTGTGTTACAGCCACCGCCAGTTGTGCAGTCTTCACGATCCACAAAGCCATTGCAAAAGTTAGCAGCGCCGCTGCCGCTCCCAGAACAATAGGTCCAACTGAACTCCAGTTATCCGTGAAAAAACTTGCCGCTCTTCCCACTTTATCAACAATAGTGGCAAGCACAAGAACAATAAAATTAATAGCAACACCAATTCCAAACATTATGCTTTCAATCTGCGGCATATATTGTGCAATCTTACTGTATAGGACCATAATACTGGAAGTTATTCTTGCACCAAGCTCTTCACGCATATCAGCAAATAAACTGTTTACTCTTGAGATTTTATTTTCAGGTAAATCCGCCATGGTTACTGCCAGTCCGACCCACGACTGGTTTACAACTTCATCCAATACCAAAGCCTTTTCAATATCTGAACCGGCTTTCAATATCTCTTTTTGAGATTCTGATATGTCAAAATTGCTTACCATCGCTCCATTCACATCTCCATTTAACATATTTCCCATTTGTTCAGCATACATAGCCATTTCCTGACTATCAATTTTACCGCCTCCAGACATTCCCGCAGCATAATTTGTCAATGTGTCCA